GAGGGTGCTGAATTTTTTAAAAAGCTTCTCGATGCACCTATTCCAAAAGTATGTATTGAAAACCCAATCATGCACAAATACGCAAAGGAAATTATAGGCTGTTCTCAATCACAAAGCGTTCAGCCCTATGAATTTGCTGAATCTTTGGGTTCTGCTGATAATGTTTCAAAGAGGACTTGTCTTTGGTTGAAAAACTTGCCTTTGTTAAAACCTACTGGTATATTAACAAAGCATACAGCTCGACAAGATATCCACATGCTACCGCCTTCAAAGGATAGATGGAAAATTAGAAGTAAAACTTTTAAGGGCATAGCAAACGCAATGGCACAACAGTGGGGGTAATTATGAACACACTATTAAATTTTCTTTTAACTGTGGCTTTATGGATTATATTCTTGTCGCCCTCTATAATGTTTTAATAGGGGGCTAAGATGACCAGAACCAAAAATTTAAGAGTATGTTTTTCAGGCGGTAAAACCTCCGCATATATGACATATAAAATTTTAAATAATTTAGACTCTTTGCCGTATCAAAATGTAGCAGTTGTGTTTGCAAACACAGGGCAAGAGCACGACAAAACATTAGATTTTGTTCATAATTGTGATAAGCATTTAGGATTTAATACAATATGGATTGAGGCCAATGTAATCTACGAAAAAGGCAAGGGTACACAATCAAAGGTAGTTAATTATGATACAGCCTCTAGGGATGGTAGACCGTTTGAAGATGTTATCAAAAAGTATGGCATACCTTCTCTAAACTTTCCGCATTGTACAAGGGAATTAAAATTAAACCCTCTGCACCATTACACTAAGCATGTTTTAGGTTGGAAGGATTACGATAACGCTATAGGTATCAGGACGGACGAAACTAGGAGAGTATCAAAATCTGCTGCTAAGAATGGCATTGTATATCCTCTAGTCGATTGGTTTCC